TCCCCATTGGATAGTGAATCCGTTAGCATATTTCACAAAACCGCTTTCTCCAAAGCGTTGCGCCACTATTCCGCCTTCGCCTAGCTTATTTTTTATATCCTTCAAAGTGGCTACAGGTTCTTCTTGCCAATTAGATGAACCAAGGATTTTGGCAATCATAGCCGTAATGGCTGGATGAGAGGAAATATCTGTATTATGAGTAACTAATTGCCCTTTTAAATTTTGAAGCAGTCCGCCGTGTGCTCCCGGATCCGTATTATGCGCTTCCAAATCATGGACAGATGCTACTCCATTATCGGAAATAATCGCTTGCACCTTTTCAGCGTTGCCAATCACGGTAGTAATTGTAAATGTGTAGCTATCCATCGGCGTATTCTTATCAGGGATGTAGTCAACATAGTTGCCACCATTTGTGTAAGAGAATAGCACCTCCTGCCCATTCTCACCAGCTTTGGCCATGAGCCCTATTTCTCGTGCATAAAACCCGGCTTCAAGGTTTTTATTCGAGAGTAAGCCTTGTACCATGAATTGGCCGTCACCCGTCTTAACGCTTTTAGTAATCGCTAATTCTAAACGCTTATCAGTCAACGCCGTAGCACGTGGAATTGATGTGGGCATGTCGCCTGCACCGATAACAATTTTTGTAAAAATCAAAGCTTGCTTACTTGCATTAGCTTCCGCAATAGTATTTGTTCCCGCCATTGTTGTAATGACTGCAGGATATTTTGCCATGTAAACCTCCTATATATGAATGTATTGGTGAACGGTAACAATACCGCCGGTATAGATTTGTTGCGTTTGTGGACCTGTCGAGATTTTAAGGCTAGGTTCAGCAACAGCACTGCCCGCAGCCGTTGCAATACCTCCAGCATACACGCCGCCTGAATTAATAGCATGCACATATTCGATACCATCTAGCCAAGACCGCTTATTCTTGACAAATTCTAATATACGCAGCACGCGCTCTCGAATATTAGGTGTCATCATATAACCGGACATCTGTAGCTTAAAATGATAAGGCTTACCGCCATCATAAGCCCAGTTTTCCACAACCTCACATTCTGAATACAATTCGCCGATAGCTTCTTCTACTAATCCAACGGTGCCCTTTCTTCGATGCCAAGCGATAGAACTCAAAATTAATTTAATCTTTTGTTCTCTCGCTACAGCTTCATCGTAGAAGTCAACGTGTAAATGCCAGGCTAACTCGTCAAGTATTGGCGTGCTTAATTCATTAAGATGCGACAAGATAGTTAGTCTATCCACGAACGGCATCAACACCATAAGTTTCAACGTAACCACTTCAGCTAAGGCTTGAACATTAGCATCATTAGCAATCGAGCTCGGCAGCGTATCCTTTAATTTGAATTTGTAGAGATCATTCATGCTCTACACCTCCATATGTGATAGTCTTACCAGTACACTGCGCCAATTCCACTTGGTATCCATCCTCCTTCTTGCCGTCTTTCACAACGGTAAATACAGGGGATGTTACGCTAACACGTTTAGCCCCGGCTTCCATTACACGGCGAATTAATTCAGATGGAATGATGTCGCGCCCTACTTTTCCGGATTGCCATGCTATGTAATCCGTAACAGCTGCATCCACACGACCTTTAATCGTGTCAGCGTAATACGAATTATCCGAATCAATATAGTACTGAATATCGATACTATAATTCTTAGCAATTGGCGCTTTTACAGACACATTATCAGTAAGTGGCCGCACCTTCTTATCAGTGAGAGTGGCTTCCACTAATTTAAGAATTTCTTCTCCAGCAATTTCCCCCGATACTAGACCAGGATATACAACTACATCCCCTGGTTTAGGTGATACCACTTTCACGGAGCTAATAAGGGCTGATGCTTTTTTTGTAAAAAACTCATAGGCCCCTTCGGCCCCTGCACAAGAAAAGCTTTCAGGCGCTTCCCTAATACGTTCGCGGAACGCATCGTCCGTCTCCGTATCGGCGCCACCTTCAGATATTGTAATATTGGTTACACTTGCGATATACGGAATCGGATCTACAAGAGTGGTAATCGACCCTGCTGGGTAGCCATTCCCTTTAGCCGAAGCTTCTGTACATACCGCTTTTACTTGTATCATGGTTTCAGTAGCTGATAAGTAGTAAGGCTCAGTTAGTGCAAAAAATGCACCATCTCCCGAAGTAAATCGTGTACCTTTTGGAATAGCTATACCTTCGGGCCGTGCCATTGATGCAGTCAACTTCATAGTAGTGACCGCGCCCGTAGCTTGTAAGCGTTCTACGCCTAGGGCTATACCTATATGGTCTAGGTTGTTGCCTCTAGCATATGCCAGAAGATTCTGCTTGCCCGTATCGTTGATGCGGTTTAGCAATAAAATCACAATATTAGTAATCGCTAAAAGAAATAAACGGATAGGGTCCGCTGGTGCTAACTTTCGCCCAGTAATAGAAGAGTAGAGGGCGAATATTTCCTTCTCAACGGCATCTTTATCCGCCGTGACAAAGTTGATTTCAGGTAAGTTCATTATTATCGCCTCCACGGTGGTAAATTAATAGTCGCCCTTATATCTACATCAGGGCATTTCAAAATAAGATTAGCAGGCAATATCACATATTGAGCATACTCTTGATTGGCTTCTAACAGCACATTCATATAGGCTTCGCTGCCATACACTTTAAATGCAATACCGTCCCACATATCCCCTTGGATGGTTCTATATTGATTCATAGCCACCTACACTTTCTAGCCATTCGTCTTTTATAGCAATTGATACCTTAGGCAACAAATGTCCTTCTTCCGCATCTGTTGCTTCCGTTCTTTCAAAGTCAACGGACACAACTCTGCAACGTGGCTCATATTCAGTAATGGCCCGAATCACCTCCGCGGATATTCTGGCCATCGCTACAGGTAGAGGCAAGTCGATGACGGTACCATCAATACCAAATCGCCTATCAAGCGGTACAGAAAATTGCGTTGTAGAAATAATGGTTCGCACATTTTGAATAATCTCAGTAAGAATATCCTTAGGGGCAAAATCAATGCCGTCAAGACGAGCGCTTACGTCAATTTGCATTTGTATCGCCTCCTTGTTTAGGTGTGATTACAACTTTAGGAATATCGGGAGCCTCCTTCAGCGTTACATTAATAGATGCGGATAATACATTACCTCGATTATCAATCGTATTCATTGCTGCGCTTATACTGGTAATCAGTAATTTATGCTCACTAAATGGTTTACCATTAATAATCAACTGCTCGGCTTGCCCTTCTTGGCACATCTTGGCCACTGCTTCAATTTCTTTTAAAGGGTCAACGCCCAATAGCTTATTAAAGTTCATTGTAAAAGAAATTTCATCCGCATCAGGCCCCAGGAATTCAAGTATTGGCTTTTGCCCTATGATTTCTTGAGACGCTGTTCGTGCACTGATATTCCGTGCCAACGCATCGAACGTACGCACCGTATGGGAGGATGCCACAAACACTATTTTCCCAAAGCTTCCTAATTGGCGTTGCGGCAAGTATCCACCCAAGCCAAACTTATCCGCTAAATTAGATAGGCGAGAGTAAGCCACATCGCCTAATTGTGTATTTTGTAAATTCTTTAGCCCTTGTGAATTAAGGTTCTTCTTATAATTGGCGGCAGTACTGCCTAATTTACTAAATAAAGATATGTTACTCACCTCCTATCAATTCGGCGTGCCTGTGTTTCCGCCACCAGGAACGACGCCACCATGTGTATGAGATACTAAACTAATTCCGTTAACCACTACATCCCCCGAAGGAGCATTAATAGTTAAATTACCGGTACAATTAATTACAAGACCACCACCGTCCGCATCATATGAGACGGTCGAGCCGTCCGCAAATTTGATGCCGTGGATATTCTGCCCATTAAAAGAGGGCTTATCCTTGGCATTATACGTAGTGCCTAAGATGTAGCCCTGGGACAAATTATTATCTTGTGGTAGAAATAAACATAATACCTGTTCGCCAACACCTGGCATCCAGTAGTGTTTATTATCTTGTGATCCATGGGAAAGTACTTCGAGTGGATACGATACTAAATCGTCTCGGTCCGGAAATGTTACCCTTGCCGTCATGGTTGAAGGGTCCGTACTAGATACGATGCCGTCACGAATTAAATTTTTTAACGCCACACTAATATCCATCTAAGCACCTCCTTATATCTAGGCTTTGCGTATATCCGCCCCCTATCTTATGGGAGCATTTACTAATGATATACTTACCGTCGAATTTACCAAACCCTTTTAAATTGATTGTGGCTGATGCGGCCAACACGATATGGCCAAGCATAGCGACTGAACCAGTAATTTCATTTTTGTTCTTTTCTCGTAGCTTTTTCTTGGCCAAGCGTTCCGCTTCTGCTTGAGTCTCACAACTTTGGTTAACTTGTAATATCTTGCCTTGCGTTTTGTGAGGGTCCTTGAACGTGAATTCAATATTACTCTTTTGTTTAGTACTCTTATGCTTTACGTGACAGCCCCAATACACATCCTTTAGCGATGTCTTTAGCGAGTAGCTCCCCTGATAGGGAATGATTTCCCCCAGTTCCTTAATTTGTTCTTCTGTAAGGTCTGTAGGCATGGGCCCCTTAATTAGCGTTGCGACTACTTTTTCTGTTTCGAACTTTGTTTCATCAAAAATAATCACTTGCTTATCTGAAACCTTTAGCGCCAGTCCATTATCCTTACAGACTTTCATCAAGAATTCTAAATCAGATTGGTCCGATTGCTCGACCCGGTCTAAATTGATCGTTTCCGGTGTATCGTAAAACAATTCAAGCCCCGCTCCTTTTGCGAGCTCCTCCGCAACAGCTTTTAGAGTAGTCTTCTCCCATGACTTACTCTTCAATTCCCCTCTTAACTTGGATTCATCTGGAACACTAACAGCCCCTATGGTGACCTCGTGCGGCGGATTCTTACAAGTAATTTCATCAATTTCAAACTGTCCGCATTTCATCTCTATCTCGTCCCCGGGTTCATTCCAGTTGTGAAACACGATTGATGCGGTTAGCTTAGCCCCTTTTTCAGGGAACCAATCGGACATCCAAAGCTCTTCTATATCATGTAAAGTAATGGATATATCATCGGCCTCTCCCGACATCACGTCATTAAAGCTGAAATCCTTTAAATAGGGAACTAGGTCTTGCGTTATGTCCTTTTGGTCATACTGCAGTTTGACAGTCACATAGCGCAAATTACTAGGCATAACTTACACGCCCCTTCCGGTTTTGGATTTCGGCAAGGCGTGCTTCTAGGTCATCCAACGCTCCGCCTACAGCACTTTTAATTTGTTGTACAGCACTTGCATCCGCATTACCATTAATAGTGATGTTGATTGGTGCTGATACAGATACTGCAGAGTTGCCTTCACCAGGGAAAAGCCCCATCATAGCACCAGTTTGACGCCATAAGGCTTCGGCCCTAGGTGTACCATTGATAGGAATGGCAGCTTCATCAGATTCTTCGGCAAACGTAGTAAGGAATGCCCCTTTGCCATAAATACCGCCTTTTGCATTATGCTGTACGGATTGTCCATTGGCCGTTGCCGTGCCTTCTACTCTTGCTTGAATTGGTTTACTGAAAATAGATCTAACCCATTCCCATTTTTCACTAATCCAATCAAACAGACCTCCGAGTTTACTCATAACCCAGTCATAGAATTGGCCGAGCGCTGCTTTAGGGTCTTCCCATAATAGAGTGAACCAGGCTTTCACTTGGTCCCAGTTAGCAATTAACCCCATCGCCGCATAAATCAGCCATCCTATAGGACCGGCCATGAACGCGATAATGGCAGCTGTAGGGGATTCCCACATCGATGTGCAGAAGTCGGATACAATTTCAAAATGAGTGACTAACCACGCCAAAACACCAATTAATGCGGCAATAGCTAATATCACCAATCCTATCGGATTAGCACTCATCGCAGCATTTAACAACCATTGCGCCGACGCGGCCGCATAGGTCGCAACTGTGCCTGCTATCATACCTGCTCTATGGATGCCCGATGCAATCACATTGCGCATAGTTGCCATACGTTCCGATTCCATCATAAGCCGATAAGCCGCATGGGCCGCCGTTACGCTGAAGTACACTGCTTTCACTGCTTTATAAGCAATTACCATCCCCGCTACAGCAACGCTTGTTTTGATAATAGCTTCGGTAAGTTCAGGGTGCTCACTTGCTACTTTTGATACATACGCAGCTTCATTTGCTAAGGAATCACCCAATTCTGCAAGGGTAGGCAACATCGTACTTCCTATAGAAATTGCCACTGACTCAGTCGCGGACTGTAATCGCGTCATAGCGCCCCGTGCATTATTCTGCATTGTTTCAGCCATAGTAGCAGCGGCGCCGTCACTATTCTCAAGTTCCTTCGTTAAATTATCTAACGCATCCGGCCCTTGATCAATAACAGCTACCCAAGCTGATGCAGCGTTCGTGCCGAAGATAGTCGAAAGTGTAGCAAGTTTTTGCTCCTTGCTCATATCCTTAGTCTTATCTGCTAAGTCGCGAACGATTGCACCCATCTTACGTGGTCCGTTGGTATCATTCATAGAAATACCTAGGCTGTCTAGTGCGGCTTTGGCTTCTTCTTGTTGCGCTGTGGCTTCGCTTAACGAAAGCCCCATTTCCTCAATCGCTTTAGTTGATTTCGAGGAAGTGCCTGCTAACCGTAAGAAACCAGAACGTAATGCCGTACCTGCTGCAGATGCTTTAATACCACTGTTGGCCATAAGACCCGTAAGTGCTGCTGTTTCTTCTAAGCTTGCACCAAAGGCGTGCGCTACTGGTGCGGCGTACTTCATTGTTTCGCCCATCATCTCAACAGTTGTATTTGTCTTGGTTGTGGCCTTAGCAAATACGTCCGCCATATGCCCTGCGTGTTCTGCACTTAATCCAAAGGCTGTAAGGTCATCAGATACGATGTCAGCAGTACGCGCCAAATCCGTATTACTAGCTGCAGCTAAGTTCAAAAGCCCCGGCATACCAGCCATAATTTGTTGAGAATTCCAACCGGCCATACCGAGATATGTCATAGCTTCGCCTGCTTGTGTGGCGGAGAACATTGTTTTCTCGCCGAGTTCTCGGGCGGTGGCCGTCAATTGTTGCATTGCCTTATCATCAGATACGGTGATTGCTTTTACCTTTGACATCACTGCTTCAAAGTCTGCTGCTTTAGATAGCATCCCAACGAGCGGAGCGGCCATTACAGCAGTAGTAGCCACAGTGCTACCTAAATCACTACGAGCGCTTTTAGCATTAGCGTCAGCGGCAATTTTATTTTGCATTGCTTTTCTGAGTTTTGCGTCTTTGGCTGCCGTTTGATCTAACGCCTTGCCAACTTTCTCCGTTGCGTTACGGTAAGAGTCCATGGATATAACGCCTTGCTTTAATGCAGAATCCAAAGCCCTTTGTTGCGCTTTCAGTTCAGTCATTTTAGAGCCGTATTGCGTCAACGTACCCTTGGCTTGCTGCATCGATGTCTTAAACCCTTGGGCTAAGGCGCCGTTTATTGCAAAAGCAATCTCAAATACTTTACCCGCCATAGTTCCTCCTTTCTTTTAAATTTGTGTACGCAAAAAGCGCTTGATGGATTAGTCCTCTTCCTCCCTCAAGCGCTTTTCATCTTCAAGAACAAATTCTAAATCGTCTATCCAATCTGCTATTTCAGCGATTGGGGTAGACATCCAAAAGTCTATGCCTCCGCACTCTCTAAGTCGGATGGCAATTCTTCGGCATTGTTGTCCGGGAGAAGTCCCATTTTCTCTACCGAACCACGCAATAAAAAAACGCTTACCTCTGCGCACATTTCAGTGAATTCAGAGATTGGCATTGTCATTAATACCTTTGCGCTTTCCTTTAAGGCTATGGCGGCAACTTCTGCCTGAAATCGTTTAGAAAATGTAACATCTGGGGTCATATCGCCTTCACGGCGGACACGGAGTTCCGCCTTTGTGAAGTCAAACCCAGTTAAATTGTTTAAACCGTCAATTAGCTTTTCGCGATCATATGTAGCCATTATTTACCCAATGCCTCCCTTACGGATGCCAAGTAATCAACACCATTGATTACACAAACATAGTTGAATTTATCAATTTCAGTACGAGTTTTACCGCCAACAGTCATTTTGAAATATACAATTTCAAACTCTGTAGAGGTATCGGTTTTACTTGCCTGTTCAAATTTGCCAAGACCGATTTTCTTAGGCATCACTTTGGCATATACGCTAACCGCTTCCGGTACTAATTCACCTTTAGCAGAATCATATAATTGTTGCGCGCCACGAATTTCGATATCATGCACCTTTTGACTAGCAAGGTCGGTCACATCTTTGTCAATAGTATTCCACTTAATGGACATGTTCATTGCCTTAGTTTGACCAAGTACACCCAAATCAACTTCGCCGGCAATGCCCGCGCCCTTGATGGTGTCACTGATAAATTCGATATCAGGTAAGGTTACATCGGCGTAACCATATAATTCTCTGCCAGAGCTAAAAATGGCAAAGTCAATCAACTTATCTCTATGTTTAGCCATGAGTTACCTCCCTCTTAATTAAATAATGTGCTCATGTAAGACGAATCATATTCTTGAATAAAGTCGATTTCACGAGCCGGTGTTGGCACACCTAAATATACATGGAATCGATAAATTCCGTTCAACAAATCTGTTGTAGGGTTTTCAGATTCCAAGAACTCAACGCGAGCCCCAAGAAGCGCACCGGATGCTGTATGCCCATTTAGCCATGCATTGGCACTATTCACTACGTTATTAATCAAACGCTTGTTCCCTGGGTCGTCAATTTTAGACCAGAAGGAAGTAATGAGCGTATTGGATACCCAGTTAAACATACGGCGTACAGGAATAAAAGAATCCTTAACATCTGTATTAGATGGGTACGCTGTGGTACGATTGCCCCAGGCTCTCCAACCACCGATGAAATTAAGCGCAGTAACGACACCTTGGCCGTTCAAATATGCGGCTTCATCTGGGCCTAAATAGATTTCAGTACCGTCTTTTAATACAGCGCTATCCGCTTGCAAGGACTCATTAGATGGAGACTTATATGGGATATCGTCATATTTGGCGTCTGTTTTAGCCATAAGACCTGCGAGTTGTGTGGATAGATGGAATTGGCGATTAGCTAACGCTACTTTTGGCCAACATAAGATTTGACGTTCGTCGACGTAGTTCTTTTTATTCTTCCATTCGCTAACTGCAGTTGCTTTTTTAATTTCATCTGTTGGTGCATCGCACAAGGACATAGCTTGGAACATACCATTAATGGTAGTTTCTTTTGCTTTCATCACAGCAGCTACGAGCGTGTTATGAGACCAGCCCGGCGCCAATAAGTTACCAGGGATTAAGCCAAAGCGAGGGAATACTTCATTAATAAGTTCCAAACCTTTACGCTTACCTTCTGTATCCACACCGCCTACGATATCGTCGGCAGTTACCATAGATGGGTCTACATAATCATAAGTTACCCAAACAGATGTTGCGCTTTTGAGTGCGCCTGTAGCTACGATGCCAATCAACAATTTGCCTTCATCGTTAAACGCCGCTGTGTAATCAACATTGATAGTTGCTGCCGCACCCCCATTGGTAGCAGATACCTTTAACGTATTGAGTAATACGGGGTCTTCAATGGTTACGACTTTGTCCTGAATTTGTTTTTCAGTAGACGCTAACGTCTTCTTATGTTTCTTCGGATCAAGAACATTAATAAAAACAACCGGTGCCATTCCAAATAAAGAGAATTGGGAGTACATAGCTTCACATAGCGTGTATTTATCCCATTCTTTAGAGTAGCCCAATTGAGTAGTGGCAGATGCGTAGTTGTAGCACAATACAGCTTTATTAGCTTCCGCTGGGTCTGTAGCTAAGTGTACAGGTGCGGTGCCAACATAAACCGGTAAGGCTGCCGTAGCTTCTGTCATAGAAATAAGAGAAGTAGGTACCTCTCTTGTATAAATTCCGTGTCTATAGTTTCCCACTATCTACGACCTCCTTTTTTAAATTCAAGATAAGCAGTGTTCATCGCTGTACCTTCTGTTGCTAATTCTTGCTGTGCTTCTGCAATCTTATTAATTGGCACAAACAACAAGCGTAGCATTGCTTTATCTTCACCTACCGTGGCAGGAATGCCGTCAATATAAACGGTACCTGTGGAAAGACCTAATTCAGCACTATTAGGACCTAAGTAGATTACTTGTTTAGCATCTTTAAATGTAACTGTTTTTTCCGCAGTCTCAATTGCTTCATTTACAACTTCAACTGGTGCATCAGCTTTTGCCATTAAATAATCATCTCCTCTCGTATTTGTTCGATATCATATTTAACCGTCATAAATCCCTCCCAATACGGATAGGCTTGATCCGGAGGGATGTCGGTATCAATTCCGTGTTTATCATCCAGGACTAAACGGTACCTGTTAGCAATAACAGGATGGGCAAGTAGTGCTTGCCTTGTTGTTTCTAAGAAATTAGTAATCTCCATCCATCCCTTTTCCACATCCTCGGAGTACACGCCGTGGATTAGAAATAGTTGGACAGTTGACCCCTGCAAGGTATCCTCAATCTTATTAATGCGAATAACAAGATGTGGATATTGGTCCTCCCTGGATGATTCTTTCATTTTTAAAAATCCCGGTACAACTAATAAAGGATTCCCCTTTACTTGTGCGTCATCGCTAAAGTAATTAGCGTGCACCTTCTTTAGGAATTCTCCCAAATCCGTTGCTAATTGCGTAGGTGTCATCGATTACCCTCCTATTAATGTGTCGAGCGCGAGTTCCATTTGCTTTTGCAATTCCTGCTCTGCTTTATTCCCAACAAAAGCGGATATCTTGGCATCACCCAATATGCTTGGTACCGAAGGGCCGTGAAATTGCCCTATCGGATACCTGTCTGCACCCTTACGATACATCGCCCCGATATGTCCACTCCTCATACGAGCAATAAAAGCATTAGGGATTGGCCCTCCGCCACCGTTCCGCATTACTTGCGCTTTGACTATGCGCCCTCTCCGTTTAGGCGGACTTTTTGGCGTAACTCTGAATTTAGTAAGAGCTATCGGTCTACCCTTTGAACGAATAAAGGCAGATAAAGTCATGCCTGCCTTATCCACCTTTATGGTTTTATTGATATTCGATTTAGTAACTAGGTACTCTTCGTTAACACGATCAACTGTAGCCTTTTTGATTTTAGGCAACGCTTTGTTGATAGCTTTTGCTGTGGTTTTCGGGGTACCAACGACTAGCGCGTCTATCTTAGCTAGCCCTTCCTTCAGCCCTTTTATGTCAATAGTTACACTCACGAGTTATTCCCCCTAAGGACAATGCTCAGCACACCCATGTCATCTTCACATGATTGGACCATCATAATGCGGCCGTTAAAGCGAAAGATTTGATTGTACTCCGGCACCTCAGGTAAATCCCGCTTGGCCACGTGTACTATAATCGTATCGTAAATCAACCCTTCAATATCCTGGCCCATGATTTCGACATGCTGCTTATCGGTAAGACCTTCCGCCACTGCATAGCACTGCGTGCCATTTAGATTATGTACTTCGGCAAATTCCTCGGAATTGATAAACACCTTTTCAATGTCATTTTGCGCAAAGTCCTTAAATCCCATGCTTATTCACCTAAGATGTTGATGAGTTCTTCACGAGTAGCGTTTTCCGGAACATCCAATTGTTCAGCAGATGCCATTACGCGAAGTGCTTCATCGGATAAGAGTGCCAAGTTGATGTCCACATCAGAAGCAAGGATATCGGAAATCATGTCCGCCTTTGTGGCTTTGCTTGCAAAATCAAGTCCAATAGATTTACCATAATCGGCGATATCCACATTTGTCATAACGCCAAGAGCTTCCGCAAAAGAGTCTTCTGCATTGTTTTTATCATCAACACCAACTACAACAGCTGCGCCTAAACGAATTAGGCGCTCTTCTTCATCTGCAGTTAAATCAGAG